TCCGGGCACACTAAAACCCCAAGTTGGCAGTATTATGAGCAGTATTAAAACCAGATCTACTAGTAGTGACGATGAAGGTGCTCCACGGAAGTTCGAAAGAGCCCAAGGAACTCCTGCATGGGAAAAGCCCATGAGTGGCGGAGACGGCGAAGTACAAAGCGCCAAACTTAAACAAATGTTGGCAGGATTGAAGAAAGTAGACCAATGAGTGATTTATACTGTCCAATGATTCACGGGGGGCTGAATATAAATTTAAAACAAAACGACCAACTGTCTTTTAATCAATGTTGTTTGAGCACAGTAAATTTAACCGTACCTTCAAATATAACAAATATTTGGAATAACGAAAAATTGATCGAAATCAGAGATCAAAATAATCAAAATGTGTGGAATAAAGATTGCTGGGAATGTGAAAGATTAGAAAATGCAGGCCTGCGAAGTTTTAGACAAGGAATGATTGATAAATTTGGCATAAAGAAAAATTTATCAGGCCCACAACGAATAGATTTATTATTCGATCGTAGTTGTAACTTAGCATGTGTGACTTGCGGGCCAGGTTCTAGCACATTGTGGCAAAAACATCTTAAAGAACACAAACTACTTTTATCCAACTATTCTAATAAAACAACCATAGATGATATTTTTAAAACTTTAAAATCGTTGGATTTAAGTAATTTAGAATTAGTACAATTTTGTGGCGGGGAAACTTTATTGGGTAATACATATTGGGACACTGCTGATTTTATAGCAAATCTTGTCCCCGATTGTGCAAATAAAATAGATATTGCATTTCAAACAAATGGAACTCAGTCAATTGATAAAAAACATTTTAATATTATTGAAAAATTTAGATTGGTAAAATTTTTTATTAGCTTAGATTCAACACATAATAGATTTGAATATCTTAGATGGCCAGCTAGTTGGAATCAAGTGACAGATAACATTATGAGATTGCGAGAAGAATTGCCAGTCAACGTTATGTTTTCGGTCCAAGAAGTTGTTAGTTGTCTAAATATGTATTATTATTTAGATGTACCAAATTGGTTAAATGAAAATTTTAAAACAAATAGGCTCGGGGACTCTGTTGACTATTCCATGCAATTGGCCATACATAAACACTTAGATGTCAACAACGTTACACAAGAATACGTAGATGCAATAGCACATACTCCAATAAAAAATATTTTACGGAAAAATTGGAAGGAAAATCCAGAAAATATTAAAAACATGCTAGAGAATTTAAAACTATTCGATTCGTTACGAAACAAAAACTGGCAAGTTGATTTCCCTGAAGTGGCACAGTTTTATTCTAGGTATCTTTAATAAATATACTTAATCTGGAGCCAGAATTTTGCAGAAAAAAACTCGTAGTTTATTAGAAGAACTAGATTCCTTACGATTACACAAAGATAAAGAAAATCTTGTGGAAAGTCGTGCCAATCATGTTATCACTGGCGCCATCAATCTTATTAACTTTATTCGTGAAAATTACGATAAAGAACAGTCTGAAGAGTTAGAACGCAGATTAATTAACAGCATTAGGTCGCAGGACACAGCTAAATTTAGCCGCGGCGTTAAAAGGATTTCAAATGAAAGTAAATGAAGTTATCACTGAAGCCGGAGTATGGCAAGGTATTAAGAATGTGGGTCGCGGACTAGGCCAAATAGCAGGAGGCGCCGCAACTAAAGCAGTCCAGGGGCTAGATTTGCTTGCAGGTGGATCGGGTGATGTTGGTACTGTAAAGCAGCGAGTACAACGTAAATTAAAACAAACTACCCAAAATTTAGCTAACATAAATCGAGAATTACCCCAACAAGCTTTGGCAAATTTTGAATCCCAAATGGGCGAACAAGGCATTGATATAAATGACCCTAGAACATTTAATCCGCAAACGGTGAGAAATTCTTTACGTGATTTTGGATTACAATTTTTTGCAGGCGGCGAAGAAGATGCTATAAAAGCATACATTGCTCAAACTATTCAATTTGAACCTTTGCCTGGCAAAATTGATAATAAAACTGTGTTAAACTATTTTAGAGAGTTAACAAAAATTAGATCTAATGCAGTATTGTGGGTAGCACAAAATCAATCGTCTCAAGAAATTCAACAAGCACAACAAGCACAGCAAGCACAGCAAGGCCCTGCATTGACGCAGGGAGTTAGTGTAGTCAATTCTGCAGACCCATTAATTTTACGATATAAAAATACAGACTTTGCTCTTACCTCAAATGACAGATGGGTATACTTTGGAAGTAATAAAGAAGCAAGCCCTGAAATGACACAATTTTTAAATAAACAACTGAGCAAATTATGAAACTATTTGAAATCCGCCAAACACCGCCAAGGTGGCTAATACTAGAAGGCGCCGAAGGCAAGAACTTACATCTGGAGCACATTGAAGATCTTGTATTCAATGAAGGATACATGGGGGCTCAACGTGCTTTAAGCTATATGGAAAGTCTTCGTCAAATGTTTGCTGACGGAAAAGGCACCGCTACCAAAGTCACTGTTAAATGGGACGGCGCGCCTGCAATTATCTGTGGTATAGATCCCGTGGATGGCAAATTTTTTGTAGGTACAAAAAGTGTTTTTAGTAAAGATTCTAAAGCTTGTAAAACACAAAAAGACATTACAAAATTTTACGGAGAACAAGAAGGCTTGGCCGCTAAATTATCAGTGGCATTGAAATATCTTCCAAAACTAGGGATTGGTAATGTACTACAGGGGGACTTAATGTTTACTCCTGGTGATCTTCAAACTGGTGTTATTGACAATGAAGAAGTTTATTTTTTTACACCGAATACTATAACATACGCAGTCCCTGTGGCCAGTGAGTTGGGTAGCCGAATCGCAAGATCTAAATTGGGTATAATTTTTCACACAGCATACGAAGGTGCGAGCTTGCCTGAAATGTCTGCTAGATTTGGCGCAGAAGTAACCGGATTGAATCGAACAAATGACGTTTGGTTTGATGATGCTACATACAAAGACTATACAGGCATAGCCAGCTTAACTCCAGCAGAGAATAGTCAAATTTCCAGGACTATCGGTCAAGCAGCTATTACACTTAAAAAAATTAATGCAAACAAGTTTGACATTATTTTAGGCAATCCTGAATTTGCAAATTACATTAAACCTTTTATTAATAACATGGTCAGAGCCGGCGAACAAGTAGGAGAGCCTATAGCTTTTTTAAATAGATTTCTAGCTTATTACAAAGGCAAACAAGAAACTGAAATAGCTAAATTACGTGGTGGCCCGGAGAGTGCTGCTGCCAAAGCAAGAGTCGCCAAAATAGAGCAAAATGAAAAATTCATAGAAGATAATAGTAATACTTTATTGGGAATTCTTGCAATTTATAAAAGAATAATCGAACTTAAATTAATGATACTTGCAAAAATACAAAAAGTCGAAAGCATTGGTACTTTTATTAAAACTGACGATGGCTATAAAGTAACTGCACCTGAAGGGTTTGTTGCTATAGGTCATGACGGCGGAGCAGTAAAACTAGTTGATAGATTAGAATTTAGCAAACAGAATTTTTCAGCAACAAAAGCCTGGAAAAAAAGCTAACATCAAATAAAAAAATCAAAAAGGCATAAATATTTACATGCGTTAATTCGCAGAATTTTTAAAGGAAAAATAAAATGGCAGTTTTTACACGTACAAATGGTAATGCACAAAACGTAGTCAGCGTTGGTAACATTGCTCTAAGCACAGAAGCATCAAGTGCAAACGTATTGATCAGCACAGGTATCGGCAAGCCAGTTCAGGCTTTTGCTATTAACTCCAACGTTTCTATGACCACACAGTTTGGTACAGGTGAAGGCGTTGAAACAATCCTACGTACTATTGGATTGAATGCTACATTGTTGGCTTACCAAGTTGGTACAGCTAACAACGGTGCAGTTACAAACGGTCTTCTAAGCGTTCTTGTTGAAGAATCAGCATGGAATGCAACAGACTTACAAGCTAACATCGTCGCAGCTAACTCTAGCGGTTACAATACAACAGGTATTGTAGTTACACAGCCTGGACTACGTCTAGCTCAGTAATTTTAGCGTAAGCTAAAACAAAAAGGCACTTTTATAGTGCCTTTTTTATTGGCTATAAATATTTTTATGAAATCTTTTATTTGTGCGACCCTGGTAGATATAACACCTACGAATGTAACCAGGGGTGACAGTCTTGCACGAGATCAACAGCGAAATTGGGAAACAGTATTGCAGGTCCTAAGTTTAAAAACTCAACCCATAATTTTAGGGGGGCCTGAGCTTTTATCAGACATAGACGGGGTCAGTAAAATTTTTGGAGAATTTTATCAAACCATGCAAAAAGTTTGGATATTTAAATTTGCCAGCGAACAAGATATCTACACTGTGGATCAATTATACGAGGACTTTGAACAGGTACCAGTTATAACCGGGCTTGAAGAATCTGCTAGGTTCATGCTGCCGATTTTTCATAGCTATGGGATATTAAAAAACATATATTTTTCTACCGTAGATGAGCTAAATATTAATTGATGCTACGGCACCATTAAGGCTTCTCTTTACGGCACATTTGGACAAATTAAAAGCATCCTGTACAGGATATATTATGAGCAAAACCACCGATATTGAAAAGAAAAACCTTGAAGCGCACGTAGAACTTTGTGCGGAAAGGTATGCAGCTTTGGAAACTAAACTCGACAATCTGGACGAGCGGATGACTGTCATCGAGCGTCACATTTCGGAAATTAAAGACAGCATCACCAATGAAACGGGTGGCATTAATAAACAAACGATAGCCATTGGAACTACTATACTGGGTGTTATGTTTACAGCCATTATTACCCTACTAATTCATCTAGCATCAAAGTGAAAATCGTAGAACTTACGCAAAATATAAACGTGGCCATCACAAATGAAGAGGCAGATATGTTGTCTCAATTTGACGAAGAAACACCTGTTATGGCCAGAGGTGATATGGATGACCGACAACAGCTTATGGCTAATCAATTAGTAAATAAAAATCTATTAACAAGAAAAAATGAAAACGGCCGTATCATATACAAACGAAGAACTAGGTAAAATCTTAGTTAATTTAGCAATTCATAAAATTAATTATTGGGCAAAATCTGAGCTCAATTATATTCGACACGCACTTGAAAAACCGCTATTGATACCCATCAGTAATAACTTATGGGTCATAGGGGACTACGTTATACAAAATATCGACAGTCATCGATTTAAAGTAACAAAGAATAAAATTACAATACATACATTTTATAGTAAAAGGGCTGCTATATTTTATGCAGCTCTTAGTAAAGTTAAACAATATAAAATAGCAGATAAATTGCTAGATGCAGATATCAAAGTAGCTCGACTATATGATGAATGTGAATTTTATTCAAACAAAATTACTTCGAAACAGAAAAAAGATAATTTTAAATTAACTCTTTGGTCTAATAGATATCTAAATTTTAAAATGCAATTGCATCCTGCTAAAAATGATTTAGAGAAAACTATAAGATCTGCTAAATATATGAAAATCTGGGAATCTTTAACATGAATTTAAACGAACTTGCACCAAAAAAAACACAACGATTAAACCGTATAATGGAAAGTCGATTTGGGTTTGCTATAGACTACAACAACCTTACCTATGCCAAAGCACAACGATTGAGCATTGCATTGGATGAAAGTCTGAACAATATTAGAAAAAGCTACGGCGCTCATACCGCAGAAAAGAATCCTAAATATATGGAAATGTTTATGGTTCGAGAAGGGCTAACTGCTTGGTTGGATCAGCACGAAACTTTATTAGAAGGCGAGTTGGAAACAGCTGAAGCCGTACTGGCAGCCAAAGACATGGTCGACAGCGTTCAGGACATGATCACTGATGCTAGTAAAATGATGAACGAAGAACTTCCTCCTTTATTAGATACTATCAGAGATCAAATAGGCACAGCTCAAGCAGACAGTTATAAGCAAACTGTAACAGCCGCATTGCAGGGACTAATGGATTCTCTTAATGGTGCCAGAGATGCATTGGACAACGGTGCCAGAGTACTAGCTGGAGAACAACCTGACCAAGCAATGAATATGGGTGGAGAATTGCCAGGGCAATTGCCTCCAGTTGGAGATGTAGACAGCGACTTGGATGCAGAAGATGACGGATTTGCCGCAACTGATGCCGCTGCCGGCGGCCAAGAAGAGCTAGGCAGAGAACGTCGTTAATGAGAGCAAAAGATTTTATAGTAGAGTCTGACAGTGAGGATTTCGGAAAAATCCTCACTGCCATAAATCTATTGCATAATAAAGTTACAGACGGTGAACTTACTCAACAAATACCCACAGGTATGGTTATTCGTTATGTAAGAAACACCGGAATAACAAATTTTTCTTATGCTGATTTATTGTTAGCCAATGATAAAGAACCAGCTCTTAAAAATTTAATCAAAAATATCAATACAGACACTATCACTTTCACAGCCGACACAACTCAGAATATAACTAATCCAGAAGAATATATTGGCGCTGCTGATAATCCAGAACAAACTGTGTCGAACATGGCCAAAAGCGCCATGAAGCGTAGACAAGACTAATTAAATACTGTATAATAAACTCAGGAGATAATTATGGCCTATTCAGAAAAGGTTGTAGATCATTACGAGAATCCACGGAATGTGGGCAGCTTTGCTAAAGATGAAGAAGGTATTGGCACTGGTATGGTTGGTGCACCTGCTTGCGGCGATGTAATGAAGCTACAGATAAAGGTAAACAATGAAACGGGCATTATTGAAGATGCGAAATTTAAAACGTATGGCTGCGGGTCGGCGATTGCAAGCAGTTCTCTTGTTACAGAATGGGTCAAAGGTAAAACACTTGACCAAGCAGGAAGCATTAAGAATAGTGAGATTGCAGAAGAACTCGCCCTACCTCCGGTCAAAATACATTGTAGCATACTGGCCGAGGATGCAATTAAAGCGGCTGTAAATGATTACCGTAACAAGCACAGCATCTAAAAAAATTCAACAACAATTATCTAAACGAGGTAAAGGTGTTGGGCTTCGCATCGGTGTTAAAACCACTGGTTGCAGTGGACTAGCATATGTGTTAGAATACGTAGACAATCCCAACCCTGAGGATCAATGCGTTGACTGTGATGGCTGCAAGGTTTTTGTTGATCCTAAAAGTTGTGCTTATCTAACGGGACTAGAAATAGATTACGTAAGAAACGGACTAAACGAAGGATTCGAATTTAATAATCCAAATGAACGCGATCGTTGTGGTTGCGGAGAAAGTTTTAGAGTGTAAATGTTAATAAACAAATTTAATTATACAGCCATTAATAGGGAAACAGTCGATGGAAAACGTCACTATTGTTTACCCGATGGTTCTAAGGTTCCCAGTGTTACTACTATTTTAGATCGTACCAAGCCCGAAGAAAAACGTCATGCATTAGCAAATTGGAAACGTCGCGTGGGAGAAGCCCAAGCACAACAAATTACCACCGAAGCGGCTAGCCGTGGTACACGAATGCACAAATGGTTAGAAACTTATGTCAAAGACGGGGACATGGGGATTCCTGGTACTAATCCGTTTAGCAAGCAAAGTCATTCGATGGCCAATGTCATTGTATTTGAGGGATTAGGCAAACATGTCAGTGAGTTTTGGGGTGTAGAAGTTCCTGTTTATTATAGTGGGCTATATGCGGGCACCACTGACTGTATCGGCGTGTGGAAAGGTCGTCCTGCCATAATGGACTTCAAGCAGACTAATAAACCTAAAAAGCGCGAATGGATTGAAGATTATTTCTTGCAGTTAACTGCTTATGCACTGGCTCATAATGAAATGCACGGAACAGATATTAAAACTGGTGTTATTTTGATGTGTAGTGCTGATAATCAATATCAGGAATTTGAAATTACGGAACAAGAATTTGAACATTGGTCCAATGAATGGCTTAAACGAGTAGAACTCTATTACCTGAGTTAATAAATATAGTATCAGGAATAGACAAATGGCCATAGTACAAATTTCACAAATTAAACACAGACACGGTGTACAAACAGATTTACCGCAGTTAGCAACAGCGGAATTAGGTTGGAGCGTTGACACTCGAAAACTATATATCGGTAACGGAACTCTGTCAGAAGGTGCTCCGGAAGTCGGGAATACCGAAATTCTTACCGAACATAGCAATATACCCAATTACACTGTTTACACTCAAGGGATAGCCCCAGGCACCACAGCAAATTTGAATTATGGTATTGTCGATTACAATAAACCAGCAGTATACATACAATATGCCGTTATTAGAGACAACGATGCCCGAACAGGCTGGTTTAAACTTGCGTGGAATCGTGGTAATGTAGCAGCACCAGATGCTATATCCTATGATGAGGAATACACCGAAACTGCTAACATAGGAATGACATTTGGTGTTATTCCGGTAGGGACCACCGGCGGAGATGCATATGTACAAATAACCGCCACTACTACATCTTCACCAAGTTTCAGTTCCAATATTCAATATACTGTAAGTACTTTAAGTTTTTAATTTTATCAAACTATGTGGAATCTATTACCCAGCGAACGCCTTCGCTGTTGGCATGAATTTCGTAAATCAATCAGTGACAAAAGAATCGAAGATGCATTAAAAGATACAGTGCATCTTTGGTGCTATGCACCTTATGTAGCTCATTATTTGACCACTGATCAAATTGATCAATGGCCCGGGCCTTGGGAATTAATTTACGAAAACTATTACTGCGATCTTGCTAAAGCACTTGGAATGCTGTATACTCTATATCTAAGTAGTCATCAATGCGAAATCGAAATAAGAACATATAATGATCCTTCGACCATGGAACAATATAATTTAGTTTATATTGACAAAGGGAAATATGTTCTTAATTATATCCATGACGAGGTTGTAAATAAGACACACGTTAAAAATAATCTAAAATTAGTAGCACGATTAACTACTACTGATTTAAATTTAGAAAAAATAAAATAAGAGAAAAAATCAATGACACAAATTCAAGTTACAAAAAGAGATGGCCGCAAAGAGCCATTAGATTTAGAAAAATTGCATAAGGTTGTATTCTGGGCAACGAAAGATACCACAGGAGTGAGCGCCAGTGAATTAGAAATTAAAAGTCATATTCAGTTTTACAACGGAATCAAGACCAGCGACATTCAGGAAACAATGATTAAGAGTGCTGCTGACCTCATCAGTGAAGATGCGCCCAATTATCAATATGTAGCCGGTAGGTTAATTAATTATCATTTACGTAAACAAGTTTACGGCGATTACCAACCGTGTAGTTTATTAGAATTAGTAAAGCGGAATGTTAACCGAGGGTTTTATGATTCGCCTTTATTAGATGCTTACAGCGAAGATGAATGGAATGAATTAAACAAAGAAATTGATCACAGTAAAGACGAAAATTTTACATATGTTGCCATGGAACAATGGCGCGGAAAATATCTTGTACAAAATCGTGTAACCGGTGAAATATACGAAACCCCACAAATAGCATACATGCTGATTGCAGCAACTCTATTTCAAAATTATTCTAAAGAAACAAGACTACAATGGGTAAAGGATTATTATAATGCGGTATCTGATCATGACATTAGTTTGCCTACCCCCATTATGGCTGGTGTACGCACACCACAAAAACAATTTAGTTCGTGCGTTCTCATTGAGACTGATGATAGCTTGGACAGTATTAATGCTACTGCTAGCAGTATCGTACGATACGTCAGCCAAAAAGCCGGAATTGGTATTGGAGCAGGACGAATTAGGGCATTGGGTTCGCCTATTAGGAGCGGAGACGCCTACCACACGGGTGTAATTCCTTTTTACAAACACTTTCAAAGTGCAACTCGTAGTTGTAGTCAGGGCGGAGTACGCAATGGCGCTGCCACTTTGTATTATCCCATATGGCATTTGGAAGTAGAAGACTTGTTGGTGCTTAAAAACAATAAAGGCACTGAAGATAATCGCGTACGACACATGGACTATGGTGTACAGTTTAACAAACTAATGTACGAACGATTGATCACTGGCGGTGACATTACTTGTTTTAGTCCGCACGATGTTCCAGAACTATATGAAGCATTCTTTAATGATCAAGATAAATTTAAAGAACTGTATGAACGTGCAGAACGCAATACCAAACTACGTAAAAAAACTTATAAGGCACTAGACTTATTTGGTCGCTTCATGCAGGAGCGTAAAGATACAGGCAGAGTTTATTTAATGAACGTGGATCACGCTAATACTCATAGTCCTTTTAAAGAAAAAATTGCTCCTATTAAAATGAGTAATTTGTGTACTGAGATTGACTTGCCCACAGTGCCACTTAAAGATCTAAACGACCCCAATGGTAGAATTGCACTGTGTACACTGAGTGCAACCAATTGGGGAAATATTAAAAGTCCAAAAGACTTTGAACGTATGTGTACATTGGCAGTACGGGGATTGGATGCATTGCTGAGTTATCAGCACTATCCAGTGTTGGCTGCTAAATTAGCCACAGATGAATTTAGACCATTGGGAATTGGCATTATTAATTTTGCATATTTCTTGGCCAAACACGATGTCAGCTACAGCGATCCACGTGCCTTGGCGTTGGTTGACGAATATGCCGAAGCATGGAGCTACTACTTGATCAAAGCCAGTGTGGATCTTGCCAAAGAACAAGGAGCTTGTGGTCGTTGGAAAGATTTAAAGTCGGCTGATGGTATTTTGCCAATCGACACACGTAAGTCGGAAGTTGATGAATTGGTGCCACATCAAGAGCGCATGGATTGGCAAAGTCTGCGGGAAGATGCAGCACAGTACGGGCAAAGAAATGCCACCTTAATGGCGTTAATGCCTGCCGAAACATCTGCACAGATCAGTAACAGCACAAATGGTATTGAACCTCCACGTAGTTATGTCAGTGTTAAACAGAGTAAGCATGGTGTGTTGAAACAGGTTGTTCCCGAGTATAGAAAATTAAAAAACAAATATGAACTGTTGTGGGATCAAAAGTCTCCTGAAGGATATTTGAAAATTTGTGCAGTGCTTCAAAAATATATCGATCAGGGTATCAGTGTTAATACCAGTTACAATCCACATCATTATGAAGATGAAAAAATTCCAATGAGTGAAATGATTGGCCACTTGTTACTATGCTATAAGTATGGTACTAAGCAGCTATACTATTTTAACACCATGGATGGTCAAGGTGAAATTGACATCGATAAATTAGCAGTTAAAAAAGAAGAACTTACTATACCTGTCGATCAAGAAGATTGTGATAGTTGCGTCATTTAAGGAATTAAAATATGAAAAAAATCTTTTCGGTACTTTTATTTGTTTTTGCAATACCGGTGTTTGCACAACAGCCATCGCTTACTATCTGTCAAGGCAAGTTTGCGTTATGTGCCGCAAGCACTTGCACCAAGACAGGAAAAACTATCACCACCAATAACGGTGTAACGTATCCCGAAGTTGTATGTAAGTGCCCTGTACTAGAAGGTCCCAGCATTGCTGATTTGAGTGCAGGTGTCATGAAAGGTAGTTGTAGCGTCGACGATCCAACAACACAAGTTTGGAGTCTATTTGCACCACGTTTAGTTGAAGGATTTCATTATCCACAAGAAGCCAATAACTTTGTAAGAACTCCTCCCAGTGCCACTAAAGCCAAAATTCAAAGTTGTCCTGGTGCAATTGCTGAAGGATCTACTAACTGCTGGGGCATGATGTGTAAGTATGATAAGAATCCAACAAATGGAACCGTAACTGCTACTTGTAGTTGTCCAATTGGCCAAATTGCTAAAGGCACAGAATTTTTAACAGAAGCGGGACAAGGTAATAAAGCGGCCTGTGCAAAACATCCAGTGGCCGCACCGAACCCACTGGCAACACCGACTAATCCGACAAAGTAAGGAATCGAATTTAAAATGAGCGTTTTTAATATTAATAACAAAGGTGATCACACCAAAGCATTGGCATTTTTAGATCCAAACGGACCTGTAAATATTCAACGTTACGAAACGTTAAAATATAGACAGTTTGAAAAATTAACAGATAAACAACTAGGCTTTTTTTGGAGACCCGAAGAAGTTGATTTGTTACGTGACGCCAAAGATTTTAAAGAACTGACTGCATTTGAACAGCACATCTTTACCAGTAACTTAAAGCGACAAATTCTACTAGACAGTGTTCAAGGTCGTAGTCCTAATTTAGCGTTACTGCCACTGGCCACAATTCCTGAATTAGAAACTTGGATCGAAACTTGGGCGTTCAATGAAACTATTCATAGTCGTAGTTATACACACATTATTCGAAATGTTTTCAGTGATCCCAGTAAAGTATTTGACGACTTGTTAACCATTGAGCCTATTGTTGCATGTGCTAAAGATATTGGTCGATATTACGACGACTTAATTCAGGCCAGTCTTTGGTATCAGACACTGGGGGTAGGCAAGCACACTGTTAACGGTAAGGAAATCATTGTTGATCTTTATGAATTAAAGAAAAAATTGTGGTTGTGTTTAAATTCTGTCAATGCATTAGAAGGCATAAGATTTTATGTAAGTTTTGCCTGCTCGTGGGCATTTGCTGAATTAAAGAAAATGGAAGGCAATGCAAAAACTATCAAATTGATTGCCAGAGATGAAAATATTCATCTTGGTAGTACGCAGACATTAATTAAGTTGCTACCACAAGACGACCCCGATTATGCAAAATTAAAAATAGAAACAAAGCAAGAATGTGAACGTATATTTCTAAATGCTGCCGAACAAGAAAAAACTTGGGCAGAATATTTGTTCAAAGATGGATCGATGATAGGATTGAACACACAATTATTATGTCAGTATGTTGATTGGTTAACTTGTAAACGAATGACGGCTGTGGGATTAGATTGCGGAATCAAACCCGGAAGTAATCCGTTACCTTGGACTGCTAAGTGGATTGCAGGAGCCGAAGTTCAAGTCGCACCTCAGGAGACAGAGATAAGTAGCTATGTGATCGGCGGAACCAAGCAGGACGTCGATCAAAGTACATTCAAAGGATTCACATTATAATGATTATTGTATACACAAAAAATAACTGCCCGTTTTGCGAACAAACAAAATACTTTTTAGATAATAAAAAGGTCTCTTATTCAGTCGTAAATATCGACGATGATGCCAATGCAAAACAATTTGTAATAGATCAAGGCCACAGAACAGTGCCACAAATTTATAATGACGATACACTAATAGTCGAAGGCGGCTATAACGGTCTTGTCAAACTAACTGAAGATCAATTAAAGGAAAAATTCGGTGTTACAATCTAAAGGATACCAACCAGGAACTATTGCCTGTTTTAAATTAGTAAATGGCGACGAAGTTGTTGCTAAAATTGTCGACGCTCATTTAATGGGCTGGACGGTAAACAGACCTTGCACAGTTATACCAAGTCCACAAGGGTTAGGTTTGATGCAAAGTCTATTTTCTGGTGATATAAATAAAGATGTAGAGCTTAAAAAGGAGCATGTAATGATGCACTCTCCAGTAATTAAGCAACTAGAGGATCATTATTTACAGACTACTACTGGGATTCAAACTGTAAGCAAAGGTCCTATTGTTATTTAAGGACGGTTATGTCAGTAGTTAGGTTAGGTGATCTTTTTGGTATGGGAGGTATTGTTACTGTCCCGGCTAGTTCTTCGGTTACAGTCAATGGAAGACCTGTGGCATTGCAAGGAGCAGTGTATACTCCACATATTGGTTGTTCGCCTAAAAAGCCACAGCATTGTTTTGGTGTAATTTTCGATATACCTGCAGGAGTTACCATAGAAGGGCAAACACCTTTAACCAAAGGAGCCAAAGGAATTTGTGGTCATAGTCCAACTACAGCCAGTTCCGATGTATTCATAATAGGTGGTGGATTTGGTGCACTGGGCGCAGTTGCCGGCCTGGCACTGGGCGGAATTAATTTTGGAACATCGGATCTCGGAGGACTAGCTTCGGGCTTTGCTGATTTTGCAGCTCCTATTACAGACGGTTTAAGTTCATTGGGCTCGGCGGCAAGTGCAGCAGTCGGTGGAGGAATACTTGGTCAAATCGCATCAGGGGTAGCCACATCTACTGTCACTGGAATAGCAACAGGAACTGTCAACCGAGCACTAAATTAATTATGGCAACATCTTTTAACAGCACTATTCCTTCTCAATTTGCTGGAACTCAGCCTGCCATAGAGTCTGGCAATTTGAGTCCCCTCCAGCTGGCCGCGGCATATTATCTAAATCAGGGCATTGATATTCCTTTTTTTGTAAATGCAGCATTTGTAGAACAATTTAAAATTTTTTGTACCTCTGGCCAAGTTACTCCAGCTAACATTGCAGCCCCGGCTGGTGCTATTTCAGTGGTCAGCAGAGGCGATAATATTTACGTGCAAAAACCAGCAGTAGATTGCGGTCCAGATGACACTGATAGATATGAAGAACTATATATAGGAACAAGAAACATTATAGCACCAGACTCATGGTCTTTTGACGGTACATTAGTCAGAGGCGGATCAGTGGCAGAAGGTGCCGGCGGACCATGGGGCACTGGGGGACTAACTAGTCAAGATCCTACTCCTAACAACGGAGAAGATCGAGAACCTGACATAGTTTCAAATGTTTTTGCAACTTATGGTACATCTAATACTATCACTGTAAACAACGGAATATCATAATGCCTTTAAATACTCGTGGACTTACTAGTGCCGGTCCAGCTACTCCATCTAGCAGTGCATTACCCACAGACAACAATTTTTATTACGATATATCACTGCCACAAAATTCTAATATACCGTCAGTGAGCGGAGTTTATAATGGTAGTTTGTCAGCACAGGGCAACTTGGTTGCCATGCAAATAAGCACCGGCGGTCCAAAATTATTATTAGTTGACCCAGGCGGACGAACACCAGAGGACGGACCTACTTACATCAGAATTCCATGGTTAACTGGTTACTTTAGAGAATACTGGAAAGATCCTGTTTCGTGTACGTTTGGAGCAGACAGTGCTATACCTGCACTAACTGGAGTAATGCCTGCTAATAATATTATTCAGGGAAATGCTGTGTATTACACTGACTTACAGTTGACCAGACTGTCAGGCAGTAATTTTTGGAATAATTTTAAATTTATTAATAGTTTCAATCAAGTGCTAAGTTGGGTAACCAGCAGTAATTCTTACCTAGTAGCGTTAAAAAACAGTGAAGAAAAAAATCTTGAATATTTTAGAAGTAAGACATATTTGGAATTAACCACTCAGGGATTTTCTAATTACGACATTGGCAATGCACTAAAATTGGCAATTGGTAATATAGGAAAATTGATTCAAGACGTGCCTTCTGGTTATTTTGGCACACCAAATAGTGTGACTAAGGTATTAGTGGCAGCGGGGTTAGGAGCCATTGGTAATTTAAGTGAAAAGCTGGTAGCCGCTGAAATTAATTTTGCAGACATATACAATCCAATTTATACTCAGGATCTTACTACTATTTTGCAAACAATTAATAACAAAAGTGATCTTGAAACCATACAATTTGTATTGCAAACCAATGTTCAAAATATAACTAGCCCCTTGGATTACATTAGTATAGAAAAATGCAGCGGAGTTCCTATCGACAGTGTATTCCAATCATTTGCAGATTTTGGTAAAGATTTATTTCAACGAGCTCCTGGGATCACTTTGACTACAGGTAAAGCTTTCCTTACTTTGTTAACTGAAGTGTTGGCCCGGGTGCCTGCCACAGTTGAATCTTTGGCCACACCTGACAGTTTGTTGCCGCCTGCCATAACAGAAAATTTAAGAAGATATTTGCCCGAGAGTCCCACCGGTGGACCGATTAGTATGTTAGATGTTATTGGGGTAGCATCGGGATATCTAATAGATGAAATAACTTATGTTAATTCGTTGATACAACAATTATACGAAACCAAATATGGGCCGCAAATACGAACGGCACTTACTGAAGTAAGTCAACGGTATAATCAGTATTTTATTGCAGCAAACCCAGATTCAGAAGCGCCTGCAGGCGTCCCGGCGGGACCAGCAGAGAGACTATATCAACAAGCAGTTGACAACTATAGATCGTTATTAGTTACAATAGTGCTTGACCCAGCAACCAGTGCCATTGCATCAAATATAAACGAGACCTGGTCCAAATATTGTGAAAAGTTGGGGTACGAAGTAGTCAATTATAATAAAGCCAATATTACTCCTTCTGATTATACAGACAATTCTATAATTTATAGTTTCGTAGAAAGTTTGCCCAGCTATGCCGCCGATGCTCAAAATATCGGCACCGATTTGTTGTTATATGGCCTTTGCCAAAATAATCAATCGGGCGACATTGTTAAAACTATTTTGGGTCAATTTAAAAATAACCAAACATTATCCAATGTGGGTGTTCGAATTTCCGGCATTGTTTAATTCAAATAGGTAGCAAAAAATCAAAAAACCTACTATAATAAGACATGTTAACTGGTTAAGTTAGCAGTTTATTGTATTTTAGTGTTGGTATATAACACTACACTGTCTAATAAAGGAGAAAGTAATATGGCGCAAGCTATATCAAATCGCTACTACGACAGCATGATGAAGGTAGTACAAATTACCTTGTTAATTTTAGGGCTATGTTTGGCAGTTTATTTTATAACTTCGGTAACTACCCATAAATTAGAATCTTTGCGTAGCAAAATTTTAACAACCGATTCAACTCTAGTGTCGGCAGCAGAACGTACCAAACAATTGGACTGTCTTGCAAAAAATATATATTGGGAAGCAGCCTCGGAGCCGTTTGAAGGTAAAGTTGCAGTTGCACAAGTGACCATGAATCGAGTAGATGCAGGTAATTTTGGCAAAGGTGTATGTGGTGTTGTCTTTCAAAGAAATGTGTTTTATGAAAAAGTCGTTTGCCAATTTAGTTGGGCTTGTGAAAATACGCACAAGATTAAACCTATTCATCCTAAATTATATGCTGAAAGTGAAGAAGTGGCCAAAAAAGTTCTATTAGAAAATTTTAGATTGCCCGGGCTAACAAATGCAATATATTATCATGCAGATTATGTAAACCCAGGCTGGAAAAAAGAGAAAATTATCAAAATTGGTCGTCATATTTTTTATAAAGGTTAATTATGACAATGTTAAACATCAAAATGCTTCGACTCTTGGTTTACATTAAACAGTTCTTTTTGGATCATTTAAAAAAACTTACAGCTAATACGCTGGGATGGTTAGCAGCCATTGTATTACATTGCGCCACTCTTCCTAGCTTGTTGGCCATTATGTCTGGACTTAATGATAAACTGCCCAGTATTGATGTAATTTTATTCATTTGGGCTGGTCTTGTGCTGTTGTTTGCAAGAGCTATTCTTCTGAAAGATCAGTTAAATATTATTACTATCGGAATAGGTTTTATTGCTCAATCTGTTTTGATGGCATTTATACTTTACAAGTGATATGAACTACTTCCAATTATTAAGAAAGTTATACGACATTTACGATAATCTGGAAGGTAAAGAAGTTAATCATTTACAAATAATAAAAAAAATTAAAAAAACTGTTCCATGGACTACTTGTAACATTCACGGGATAAAAACTCTATCAGTGGCCACAAACAATTGGTCTGTTTCGGGTCTTTATGATCCCGAAGCAGACGAGTTTGGAGAAACGTGTGTGGAAATTGAAATAGGTTTCCCGGCAAGAAAAAATGTATTTCATTTTTCAGAAGCAGATGTAAGTAGAAGCCACTGGGGTGAATTTTGCATTGATTTTGCTCAAATTTTAGGTCACGAATATGTTCATATGAATCAGTTCAGAAGAAGAAACTTCAAATGGACCAGACCCTATTGCAGTGTAACATTAAATCCCACTCTTAAAGAAAAGCAAGAATACTA